TCATCTGAGCTTGCAAGGCTCTCACAAACTCATTGGTGTCGCGAGAATATGGATCTTCAAAAGTTGTGCCTGCCCTTCCAAAAGCTTGACGCTGTCTTTGCCGAAAAGCATCACCACCGCCTATTTGAAAAGCTCCTGGGTCCACTAACTCTCGCATTCCCTCGACATCTTGCTGAGAAAAAGCGCTACGGCCACCCTTTCCTCCACTCAAAACATCTCCCACTGTGCCTACTGCATCTTTTATAAAATCAATTGGCATATTACACCTGCTTACCTTCTTTTGTTTTGTATCCACCCATTTTAACACCTACTCTTAAGTCAAGGGAACTTAACTCCATTGACTCACCTGGCGTTTGTTCACTTATATCTGATAATTTAAATCGTATGCTTTCCGATTTTTGATTCGGCACAAATATGCGAACCTGATACACACCATCGGAAACGCCGCCAAAAACAGAATCATCACCAAAAGTGGAATCATCACCAAATATTTCCAAAGATAAAACATCAGAAGCATTCCACGTAAGATTGTCTTCATAAAATTGTTGATAATCATAACCAATTTGTATCCTAAGTTTGTGGTCACTTTTAAACTCTCCTAATATCCACGCTTCTTTGACTCTTTGAAAGCCTTGAATAGCCGCCACCTTTAGCCACGCTGTCGTGACGCTCATCGTAATTCGAGAGCCATTATCTAAATAACCACTATTTTCAAGCCAAACGATCCCGTTTGCATTCCTCAGCAAATAATATCGATCGTTGTTGTATATGGCATCGTTGGCTGGAAGGTTTGTGTCGGTCGCCCACTGATTTCTATAATAATCAAAAACAATTTGACGACCTTCTCTTGTCGCCCAACGAATCTCATTTACATTCTCAACAATATTCGTCGCCGTGACTTCCAAATTACGAAATTCCTCTACATCCGCACCAATATACTCAACTCCGAGACCGCGAGTTAAAAGCCACCAACCTTTGTTTGGAGATTTAAACGCAATTCCTTGTGCGTAAAAACAATGAGCATCAGGATTTGAACATCCCACTTGATTTGTAATTAACTGAGGGGAAGAAAACGTATTGTTTACCCCTAAGTCATTTGGCCCATCACCCGAAATAAAAAACCATTGTGAATCCTCGGCAAAGCAAACTTTGTCGTCCATTGCCTGCATTACTTTTATTTCATTAACCCCTTCCTCTATTCGGTCTCTTAAAGCGGGATTAAAGCCCAGCCCAATTTGAGGTGTCACCTTTTTGGAATACCAAAACTCTTTTCGATTTTCAGCATTCACCAAAAATATGCGGTTTTTTGTCGCTTCGACTAACAAGCTTGGTGGCGGGGAAATATTCTCCAAAACGCCACCTGTTGTATAAAGAATTTCTTCGGAACCCGTCACTTCACTAGTAAGCGTAAACGTTGCTGTATAAACGTCATCATCATCTGGATCGTTAATCGTCGTGTCGGCTAAATAATAAACAGTCCCATTTTGTTGTGTGGCATAACATTCAATCGTCAAATTGCTTCTATTAAATAAATTGCTTTTGTCTGTGATTCTTAAATAAGGAGCCTCAACAATTATAGAAGAAGATCCGCCAGTTGTTGTAACGCTCGTTGCAATACTGGGTGCTGATCGATGGACAATTCCTTGATTGTCAATCCAACGATAGACACATATAACACCATATGTGCCAGCAGCAATAGAGCCAGAAGAATTGTTGGCAGCCGCTCGTATAGAATGCGGAAACAAATTAAACCCCAATTCCGTAGCCGAGATTCCATCATAAGCCTTTACAATTCCACCACCAATAATCGTGTTTTGTCCTAATTGAGCATTAAAATATCTTGAAGCGGTGTCTAAACGAAATCGATGTAAAACAAGACCTTGATCAAAATCAAAATCTTCATCGTTCGATTCAATTCGAACCACTCTGGAGTTTGTAAATCCAAATTGCTCGTCGGAAATGGCAAATAATTGAGGAAGAACCGTAACGTCTAAAATCCCCTTGCTGCGATTCACATTCATTTTGCAAACCGCTGGCGTTTCAATATTTTCTTCCACATCGTAAATAAACAAAAATGTTGTCGATTGAAGATCAGACTCATGATCGACTGCGTAAACAAATTGATTGTCTGAAATTTTGTAGGGCTTGGAAGCTAAAGAACAATTTCGAGCGACAATACTCCGATTGCTAACAGTTCCACCAACAGTGATGCGATACCAAACCACACGATTTGTAAAACCTTGTCCATCTTGCGTAAAAACAAACGTCCCACTGCCATCTGATGTAATCGCTTGAGCTGTCCCATTTAAAGCGTTTGCCTCACTCGTTGCTAATTGAATCTCATCGGAGGTACTTGATGTAAAATCATTTATTACATAATAAGTGGTTCCGCTTGTTAAACCGCTTGGCTCGGTTCCCGTTGTTGTAAATTCAACAGCCTGACCGGTATATAATCGGGCATCACCTATATCAAACTTGTTGTCGGCATTTGTAACTTCGGCATCCGTAATGGAAAAAACTCGTGAATCAATTTCGAGACCAACTTCACATTCTCCTGACTTCATAACAATAGGAGCCATTCGAGTGACACGAGCTGTGTCTAAATCCAAAACATCCGTCGCACTTACAATGCTACTTAACTGGTAATCAAAAACCTGACAAATCACCCCACCACCACTTGTCGAGGTGACGCCAGAACCAGACATAAATAAATAAATCCTATCGGTGTTACGATCCGCCTCTAACGCCAAACTGTAGTCAGAATCAACAGAAATAGTAGTATCACTAAAAGTTCCGTCAGTGCTTCTAAATATACCCAAGATGGTGTCGTTGCTTGTATCATTAAAGGCAATTGCACATTGGATATTTGAAATTTTAACAAGATCAAATCTTTCTGTCGCTGTTGTTGCAACATTTGTTAGCGCGCTTATGCTTGTTAGGTCTCCAAGACTTATTGAAAACCGCTTTAAAGTATTGCCATTTAAAATAAAACCAAAAAACGAACCTGATAAAAAGGTAGCTTTGCAAAAACCTTTTGTGCCAGATGCCGTATCAACAGAAATATTATCAATAAATGTAGCACCACTTAAAAGGTCTTTTACTGTTACCCGATAGTCGGTGTTGTCAATATCATAGTAGACAGAAAACAAAATATTATTTTGAACAATACTGTCAGAATATTTTAAATCACCACGAGTGGTTTGAAGAGGGTCGGTTTGTAATCCAACTCCAATGCTGTTTCCTTTTTCAATCCACTCATCGTTAACAATAGATTCCGAGTAAATGGACGATCCATCAAAAAGTAGCGTTTCATTATTAAATGCACCTAAAGCAGAACCTTGCGTTAAAGTTCCCGTTTCGGATGTCTCTTTGTCAACAGCTTTGCGAGTCGTCGTCCCTAATTCTTCATATCCAAAGCGCTTTGTTAAATTTCCATCACCAACGCGAGCATTCTCTAACTCTAATAACTTTTGAGAGCCAACGAGCTTTGGATCTGTCTTGGTATCAATACCAACACCTAAAGGAATGCTAACTGTTTGCGTTTGTAGTGCCATTTTAAAGCTCAAATACCGCTAATCTGGTTTGATCAATTTGGAAGGTGGTTAAGCTAGCTACTTGCACTTGTATTTTATATGTATAGGTGCCTGCTGCAACGGCATCTATATGAGAAATAGATGATGAAGGTATATTTTGTCCAACAGCGGTTGCTCCTGATACTGTTGAAGACATCTCTGTAGATGTTAAAATTGTTGAATCTCTAACAATAGCAATACTTGCAGCAGTACCTGAGCTGGCACGAAAAATAGTCATTCTTGAAAGTTGTGACGATGGAAAAGGATTAGTGTCAAGCCCCACTAAAGCAATGAAAACAGGTCTACCTGATGTCGTTATCGTCACCGATAAATTTGGAATGTCGACATAAGAGGTAGACGTTGTAGTAAAAAAAGCGCAAACCGAGCTGATTGCAACTCCACCAGACGCCACTGTTGTTCCCGTCGCTCTTGTCCGCGTATTGGCAATGTCGTTGGCTCCCGTTGCCGTCATAGCCGACCCAATACTATCAGCTGTTTCAAAAGATAAATCGCCAGTCGAATTAGACGCCATATAACGCGTCGATGCTGGAAGTCCTGTTGGAAACGTGAGCGTGTAAGTCGCAGATAAAGAGCCAGGAGACCTTAACGCCACATACTCTGTAATCGAACTAGACGAATCCTCAAACAATCGAACATCAGAGCTTTCCATAATGGCAAAGCTCGTTGCCGTATCTTTAAAACTATACTTATTTGTGGCAAACGTGACGGAAGCGGGCGAAGACAATCCTGTGATGTTGCCTGTTGCACCAGAAATAGAACCGCTATTTGTGATTTGAACACTGTTGCCCGAATTGTCTAAGTAAAACAAATCACCATTTACAACAAACAACGATCGATAATCCGTTCCCGCTGACAGGGCAGATGACAAATTTCGAAACTGACTTTTTCCCTGATCAACCGGCCCATTACCGTTAAATGCTAAACTATCGTTAACCTCAATCGCAGAAACTGGAATCGAAGCGCCTTTGCCTGGACTGTGATCATGACTATCAATCAACGAAAAATTACTAACAATTCTCGTTGCATAATCAGGACCCGTCGTTATCCCAGGCTGCAATTCAAACAAGTTCATGTTTGGAGTCGTCATTTGAAACTCCTATTTTTATAATTCATAAGCCACCAGCCTTGCTCGCGAAATCAATCCTGTTTCATTAGATGTTGATACTTCTGCTTGCATTGTCCACGTATACGTTCCCGCCGATAAATCTTGAATTACAACAACACCTGGCAAAGGTATTCGATTGTTAACTGTGGTGACACCCGAAGCAACAAACGACACTTCTTTAATCACAGAGGCCCCTCTTAAAAACGATAATCTAACACCGACTGCTGCTATTCCAGTGCCGTTCCAAGTGCTACTAAAATAAGAGGGATTAAAACTAGGGTCTCCTACTAGGGCCAATACGACAGGACGACCAGATGTCGTCAATGTAATCGAAACAGGGTTGCCTGTTACATCATCAACATCGACTGCTGTTGTCGATGTAAAAGTAAAGTTAATGCTATTGCTTTGCGCAATCCCACCAGCAGAAGCCGATGTCGAAACGCTTCTCGTCCTGGCTTCTGCAATACTGTTTGCTGTTACAAAACTTAAAGTTCCCGATGCATTAGAAGCTAAATAGTTTGTCGCCGATGGCAAAGCGGGTGGCATTGTCAGCGTGTACGTCGAAGCTAAAGAGGATGGTGATTGAAGCGCAACATACTGCGAAATCGCGCTTGCCGAGTCTTCAAAAATCCTAACATCCGCTGATTCTAAAATTGCAAAACTGTTTGCTGAGTCTCGAAAGGTAAATTTGTTTGTCAAAAATGTAACTGAAGCTGGGGATGAAAGTCCTGTAATGTCTCCAGCAGGGCCAGAAACAGAACCCCCACTTGTTAACTGAACCTGATTGCCACTATTATCCAGATAAAACAACTCGCCATTAACAACTGACAGTGATCGATAATCACTTGCCGCAGAAGGCGCTGCTGATAAATTTGCAAACTTACTCGTGCGCTGGTTAATAGGACTATTGTTGTTAAAGTCTAACTCCGAATTGATGTTTAACCCAGCACTTGGAACCTTAACACCATTTCCTGTTGTATGATCATGCGCATCAATCGTCGAAAAATTAGAAACGATGTCTGTAGCGTACTGAGGACCGCTTGTCGTGCCAGGCACTAATTCAATCAACGTCATATTTGGCGTTGTCATTAAATAAATCTCCTTGCGGTCTTAATAAACGCGTCCAATACGTTTCTTTGAACACTAGAACCGCCATTTACGTTAATTTCACAATCAATTTGGTGCAAAGATCCAGTGCTATTTAAAATAAACGTGCGCTCCACAAATTGACTGGAAAAGGAACCGTGATCACTTGCTAATGTAAACGTTCGATCGTCTAACAAATGATCCCCCGCTTCAGTGCCCTTTACTATATTTAAATGCGCATCAATTTGCGACGGGTTTCCCCCATATGTGACCTCAAAAAAAGCACCAATTGTGCAAACATAATCTCCTTCTGGAATGAAGATTGGACCATTGACTAAAACCTCTGTCGCATTAGGAATATCGTTTACTCCACCAACTTCATAAAAATTGTTGAAGTCAATAGATTGAATCTGTTCTACAAATTCAAATACATTGCGCTGCACTCGATTTAAATCAACATCGTTGGTAACAATCTGTTTTAAAGTCTTAATCACCACCAAGTCCTGTTATAAAAACCAATTTCACCATCTGGGAGACTTCTGGTGTCTGTCACTCTTAAACCAATGCCAGCTTGTCTGTTTGTAGAGGCGTCTTCAATTCGTTTTTCAATCCTTGCTAATTGCCTCTCTAAAGCAACCGTGTCGGATTCTTCTTTTTCTTTACAGTCAATCGCAGATAAAATTTCAACGTATTTTTCCCAGCCATTATAGCCATCAAACGTATCAGTATCCGTTGTTAATTGGACAGCTTTTGGAATGTACCAAAGCCGATATGCACTAGAAGACCCTGGGGATTGTGTGAAATAAATTTTGTTGCTGTAAATCTTATAAAATGTCGACTGGTAGGCTAAGACGCCGCGAGATAAAATCGTGTTAAATCGATTTCTCTCGACGTGCATATAAGGTTTGCAAGTAATAAAGCTATTGCTATCTAACTGTAAATCAACGCCCGTTTCTTTATAAAAATCAGCAGGCAAATCATATTCTAATTGATCGCTAACAAAAGGAACAATAGGAGCAACGATGGTATAGTAGTCTTGTCCAAACTTCTGAACAAGCAAGTCGTACAAAGTTTTGATTCCATCGTTAATATATTGGTTAATTTCAGCGTCCGAAACAAATGTGGAGCGTTCCATGTCTGCACGTCTTCGTACCCGTGTTCTCATTTCCGACAAACTTACAGTCATGAAAAACTCCTTAAAAAAGGAGGGGCATTTCACCCCTCAAGTTTTTAATAATCGTCGCTATCTTCACAAAGCATCATCAATGCGCTCATGGCTTGAACAAGCTCCTCAGCTTTTTCTTCCTTGATCGCGTCAATAACAGCTTGAGCAGCTTCGACTTTCATCTCGCTCATTTCGCCATTGCTTGATGGTTCTTTGGATATTCCAACAACGATTGTTGCAGCTTGCTTTTTTGCATCATCCGTTAAAATCATACCAACCCCCTTATTTCTGAGAGCTGTTTCTTAGATGTAAACAAATGTAAAGCGTGTCACCATCACCAGGATCTGTTGGCGTTGTTCCAGTTAAACAACGAAAACCAACTGTCCTGGCCGAAGGAAAACCAACTGAATCTAATTGAAAAGTAAGGTCCGTACTCGTCGTTGATAAAAGAGTGACGTCAAAACCAACTAAAGCTTCGTAACCATCAGCCATTGTCAGTGTATAATCACCTGCTGAATTACGAGCAATAGAAGCATAGCCACCTGAAAACGTTTCCATCGTAGGCGCTCCTGTCGCCCCAATTGAAACTTCCAAGTAAACGTCTTTGACCTCTCTTAGATTAGATTGGACCGTTTTATAATCTCTATTTGCCATTGAATGACTCCTTAAAAAGGGGGCACAAAGGCCCCCATTTAATTATGCGCTTAGTGTTACTCGACCGTTGTAACCAGGAGCCCGACACCCAAACTGTGCATAATATGCTGCTCGGATTTCGACGCTATCGGCACTAGATTCTCGCAACCAACGATTACCATCGACATCTAAAATCATCGGCGCTTCATTGAGCGAGTACACCTTCCACATATCCATCTGCAACATAAACGCGACATTTGGAAGGGCGTTTTGATCAGGAATTACATTTAGCATTCCACGAGGCCCATTGAGCATGATTCCTCTGAAAGCAATCTCGGCATTTGCACGAAGATCACAGTATTGAACTTTTGAACCAAGAGCTTTTTCAAGGTTTGCATACTGTTCAAAGCTAAGGAATACATGATCAGGCTTGCCACCTTCGCGAGAAATACGAGATGCACCTTCAATCAAAGCTTCTTCGATTGGCAGTGCAGAACCGTTCACTCGAATACCACCAAGGCGAGTCGGGTCAACTGATCGATCAACACCAAAAAATAGTGTCGCACCAGGAGCTGACTCTGGAACCCAAGCATCTAAGCCTGAAATCTTATTATCAAAGTCACCTTCGACATTGATTCCATCACCATCAGCGGCTGCTGTGATTACTGTGTTTACAACCGCATCAAGAGTCAAAACACCAGTGTCGCGGTTAACCGAATCAATCGTTTGAGACGCACCAGCGTTTCTAAGAGAACCACTTGCGTTTAGTTGAATTTCCATGCCAACTTCAAAATTAGTCACATCTTCGACATCTTCTAATTGCAAAGTATTGGTCGTGAAGGATGTTTGATCAACTACACCAATAGTTCCCGTTCCATCTCGGTATTGCGCAACAGCCAAAGACCGAGAAAGCGAGTGAATCGCTCCATCCACTTCAGTCGTAGCCGCTTCCAAAAAAGCACCTACTTCGTTGCTAGACGCTAAAAGCGCTTCCGTTGAAACACTAGCCAAAGCGTAGTCACTCTCACGAGTCAAAACGAAATCAGTGATTTTAGAAGGTGTTTTATTACCTTGAGCATTGCTGAAAGTAGCAGAACGACCCTGTGGGTTAGCGTAGATGATTGGAATAGGAAGGTTCTTTCCGTAGAACTCCGTCATTTTGGGAGTCAACGCCAAAAGCGGATTGTCCCGATAAACCATGTTTTGTACTTCGTCTTTCGTATAGATTTGTTTTAAAGCTGCATCGAAAGAACTAATTGTTTGTGTTGACATTTAATTTTTCTCCAAGTTTAAGTTTAACCCTGCGCGTTTTTGAGCATCTTTGCGGCTTCGCGCATTCGATCTTCTCGCGACATGGGGCGATTTCCAATAGTTGATTGGCCGACCATTTGGTTTGTGATTGTGCGATTCATCTTTCGCTCTTTGGCGAAATTCTCAACAGGGTCCACTTGGCTTGGCTGTGTCGTATTTGTTTTCTCGGTTGTAGAGCTTGGCTGGGTCACCTCTTGGTCAGGCTTTTGTTCTGATGCCTGAAAGATTCCAAGTTTTTGCATCTTCTTTGCCTTCGCAAGATTCTGCAATCGAGAAGATAAATCCTCTTCTAATTGATTTTCAACAATTGTAGCCGCTTCGTCAAGATTTAGAAGCTGTTTGGTTTGATTGAAATATTGAAGAATGACCTCATAAACCGTATTTACGGAATCTGTCATTTGTATCAACTCGTATTTCTCAGGGTCTTTCTCAATATGACTTTTAATCTGGTTTTTAAATTGAGTGGTTTGACGCTCCACTTCTTTTTCAGCTTCCGTTTTCTCGCGAGTCTCAAATTTTTCTTTCAAAGACTCGACTTCGGCTTCTAACTTTTTGATGTAGGTTTGCTCTTGTGTTTCATCGCCCTTTAAAACACGATCCGTAAACTTATTGTAAAACTCTTGCGGTTCTATGCCGACTTTCTTTGTAAATTCAATTGGATCTTCTAAAGCTAGTTTACGCAGCTCGTCAGGATTCAAGCCAGTTTCCTTGCTTGATTCTAGTTCTTCAATGCGTTTTTTATATTCCTGCTCTCGGCGCCGTGCTTCTGATTTTTCTTTTGCTAAACGGTTAAGGTCTTCTAATGTTCTGCGCTTTTTAGGTTCTGGTGTGCTAGGTTCATCAGATGAGTTTTGTTCAGAATCCTCAATATTTGGTGGCTGCTCTTGTTCTTTTTCTTCTTTTTCTTGTGCTTGTTCGAGTTGTTGTTGCCCTGGCTTCATGGCATCGGAAGCCATTGCAATGGTCTGAGCATTTTGATGCGCCTCAGGAGCAAAAGGATTAACCGGAACTGTTTCAAACTTTAAAGAGCCTGAATCTTTTTTGTAATCTGGCGTATCAACAACTTCGGTTTCAGTTTGTTTTGATACATCTGTTTCACGTGAAACGTTTTCTTCTGACATTTACTTTCTCCTTTACTGTTGTGGAACTTGCGGAACTAACTCGCTAACTGGCAACGGCTCTGGATTAGCCATCGGTGCCGCTTGAGGCATCGCTTGTGGTGGCGGTGTGGCAAACTGCTCGATTAAACCTTGAGCCTGTGCAATCCATCGACGAAGCAAAGCCATTCGCTCCTCCGGAGCTTCGTTTGTCTTTGCCTGCAAATAGGCTAACTGCACTTCTCGAATCCCCATCTGCAAATTCATATAAGGCTCTGGTGCAATGTATTTCCCCTTGTCTAACATATACTCAATGACCATTTGAATGCTGTCATAATCCGCGTTGATTCGATTACTCACCGCCTCAGTGTCAGGAAAATCTAACAAACTAAAGGCTTCTTCTTTTGTTAAAAACCCTGCTTGATATTGTTCAGAAACTGCTTGCAGCCTTCCAGAAGGTGTCGATGGCAAAGCCGATGTTGGATAAATCTTCATTTCATAAGACTCACGATCAAGATTTACTTGCGACCATTTAATCTTTTTTAACGCTTTGTTGTCTTGAGCCGTTACATTGAACTCGCCGTATTCTTCGTAAATCTCTTTGGCTATCTCCAACATATAAGCTGCCATCGTCAAATAATTTTGCTCATGCTCTTGCTGAATGATGGCAAATCGATCATTTTCAATATCTTTGTATTCTCGAAGGGCCACACCACTATCTAAACCCTCTGGTTTTTTCGCTGTGGCCGAGAGCTGAGATAAACCAACCAGCTCAAAACTTCTCTTAATTAAAATCTCCACCTGATTAAACAATTCAACGGGTACACCTTGAACAGGCTGATAAATTGGCGGCTGCCCTGTGTAAAACACAATCGATCCAATATCATTATTGAGCTGTGCTGGGTTTACTTTTGAACCAATCTCGACAAAGACTTTTGGAACCGAACAAAGCCTCATAGATGTTTGAATTGTTCTAAGCAAACTGTTCAATTCATATTGCGTGCCAATTAAAATCTCGGCAATGCCTTGACCATAAAAACCTAAAACCCTGTCGCCCCAACGATGAAAAACAAAAGGGAAATGTGACTTGTTATATTCTTCCACTTCTAAATCACCAGTCGACACGCACAAAACCCGCTTCCCATCGTTTGCGCCCTCGCCACTTGGTAAATGCCAAGCCTCGACAATTGTAATCATGTCACTCATGTGTCGATAGGCATCGGATTCTTCTGAGACCAGCTTGGCATCTTCTATGATTTCTTTTTTGTCAGGAAAGCTATTTATTAAAACCGCTTTCGAAACTTGTCGAATTTGAAACAGCTGTCTCGGTTCGCCGTAGACGCTTTCTGCCTCATCGACGAGAAGCTCACCAATAAAAGTGGGATCGACTTTTATTTTATTTCCTTCTCGATAAACTTTCGTTGCGCCTGTGCCGAATATACAGCCATGCAAAAAGCCTTTTTTCATTTTTTGATGCGTCTTCGTTTGATAAAAAAGTCCACTGACAAACTTCTCAAGCATCTTGGCTCTTCTTTGCTGAGACCAATCGCCACCATCTGTCAAAAAAGAAACTTTTGTATTGTTCTTAGCAATCAAAGCGGTGGCTGTGTCACAGTTTGCTTTAATGACATTGTAAGTAAGTGGAGAGCGAAAGCCGACGCCATCGCTTTGGCCTTGTCGTGCATATGTGGTTGCACTTAAGCCCATGTTTTTGAAATCGCCATACAGTCTTAAGTTTTGTAAATTGGTTTGCTGTCGCCATCCTTGGTTTTGTTGTAAAAATTCAACGGCTCCAAATACTGGCAAATAATAATCTTGCTCGTATTGCCACCAAGGCGTGTTGTCTCTTTTTGCGCTAAAATCTCTCATGACTCCCCCTAATTGTTAGCTGACCAAAATAAGGTCTCGTTAAAATCTTTTTCTGTTGATTTTTCAGCGGTTGCTTTTGCTTCAAAATATTTTACCGCGTCATCAAATGTTTTAGCATCGACTGGTTTCACAAAAGCCGATGAATGAAATTTTAAATAGCAGCCATCAAGTTCAATTTCTTCAATGCCTTTTTCAATGCAAATCTCTGCTAAACGTTCAAGTCGTCTAAAAGAGGCATCGCTTCTAGTTCCCTTTGTTGTTGAATTAGTTTCTGCTCGTGTTGTTCTGCCCATTTCTCCGCCCATTCATTTGAATTTATGTCGACTCTATATTTTTCTCCACTGTAGGCATACTGTTTACATTTACGCCAAGCGTATAAAGTCGAGTCGCATAAATCATTTGGTAATTGAGGGTCTTCTAAGCCATTGTCGGCTTTTTGAAGCCTCTTCATTTGTTCTATTAAATCAGTGTTTTCTGAAAAAATCCTTAATTGATTGGTTTGTAAGTCGCCATTTAACAATTCAATGGTCGACATTTTTTCCTTCTTCTCTGCGGCTTCCACTGGGATTTCAAATCTGCGTCTAAATTCCTCCGCAATGGATTTTCCTAATCCACCTGTATCCATCACCACATTAGTAGGTTCATAGTTTTCAATCATCATTTTCGCATAATCAGCGATTTCACTCGGGATGAGTTCGGAATGGCCTTCACAATGAACGACGTAAGTAATAGGTGAATCAAGGCTATAAGCCAGCACAGAGAAAGCAGTTTGGTCATGCCATCCGACATCAATTCCCAATACATAATGCCAATCAATAGAAGAATCAGCTGCAGTGCAGATGTTGTAATCATTAAGCTTGTATACCAGCGCCGATTGATCGTAAGCCCATTTTCCAAGCCACTCTCTTTGGTAAGTCGGATGTTCTTCATGCCAGCCCTTTCTCTCCCTCAAATCTTCTAAAAATTCTTTAGCGTGTGAAAAGTAAGGATTGTCTAAAAGAGTCCAGTGATGCACCGAGCAGCCTTTTTGAGGATTTGTCGTCACATCAAAAAAGTAACCAGCGGGAGTAGCTCCTGGTGTGCCTAAGAGCCAGATTTCTCCTTTGTAGTCTGCAACAGCCGGTTCCAAAACATCTTCGACCAAAGACTCAATGTGAGAGCGAAAACCACCAGCTTCATCAATAATGGCAATAGGATATTTTGGGCCTCGGAGTCTTTCAATAAAGTTTTTTTGATCGGCCCCCACCATGAAGATTTTAGAATCTCTGCCCTGTGTAGGGACTGTGACCTCGAGAGAGGAATCTTTCATATCGAGATTTAGGAATAGTTGGCGATTCATTTCTTCGATAGCAGGCCACATGATATTCTGCGCACTTTGTCTGGTCAGTGCAATGTACGGCACTAAGGATCCAGGATTTTTGCGGGCTTTTTCGATCATGGCCACGGCTGCACTTCTGCTTTTTCCAGCTCGTCTTGAACATAGTGCAGCTTTTAATGGAGCCTTGTCATAATAGAGCTTTTGTTGTTTTGGGTGCAGGGTATCAACAAGGTTTAATCTCTTAAAATAGGGATGTTTTGCCTTGATAATTTCCTCAAGGACTTGTCGGCTTTGGGTTTTCGTCGAGGCTTGCATTCAGCTTCCTTTTTAGGAGTTTTGTTCATTTCAGCTAATCGCTGCTGATCCACGCTCATCTTTTTTATATTACCTATTGGTATTATATCAACTTCCCCGTTTTCATACTCAAGAAATAGTTCGCCGTTACGCCACCAAAGTTTGTAGTTTACTCTTTTTCGGCTCATGACGTGACCGGCCGTCCCCAAAACGGTTTCTGAGTTGTTGTTGATCATGATGGCTTGGTGCAAAAGCACTTGTTTAATAGGCAATTGTGTCATCGAGTCCATGTCTCCTTGAAAGTAAGGCAACTATTTTGCCGTCTTGGCGATAGCCTTGGTTTTCTTTAAAAAACATTCGTGTGTCTAACTTGTCGAGTCGCATTGTCTCGCCGAAATCTCGATATAACCACATCTCATCATTGTGGCACTTTACTTTAAAGATTAAATAATTCGATTCGGGGTCGTAATCCACTTTTAGCTCTTTGACTTTTACATACTTCGAATTGTTTTGTTGTGAGCATATAAAGCAGTTTGGAATTTTAATCGTGCCAAACTTCTTAAAGAAGGCCTTTAACCCCATTTGTCGGTGAAGTTTCTTTAAGTTTTGCCTGTCGTCTAGGTTTATTTTCATAGTCTCATAAACATAAGGTAGGGATTATATTTTGCTTTAAATTTTCTGAGAAAGTGGGAGTAAGCCGTTTCGTGGCTAAAGAAAATAGGTTTATCGGGAAACATCTGGCTGATCTGGCTCATAAGCTGAGAGCCGATGCCATATTTTCGATAGGCTTTTTTCGTGAAGATGTAGTGAATGCAAAGAATATGATCGAAAGGCTCGACACAAATAAATCCCATGATTTCGTCGGGTATGTCTTCATGACACGCGATGACGCACTGAGATTGATCTAAAGCTTTTTCGATTAAAAGCTGATGATATTTTTTATAAATTGTAGGGTTTATTTTTGAAGCAAACGGCGAGCGTTGGAAATTATTTATCCACGTCTTCTTTATGAAGTTCTGGTC